ATTCGCTTTCCGGTAGTTGGCAGGCTTCGTTGAATTTTCCGGCTTGAACATAACCTACTTTATATATTGGTTTGACTGGTACTGCGGAGGTAAGTTCTGAAAGAGGTATGTTAGTGAGTTCCTGTTCCGGAACGCCTAAAATGCGTGATAAAATTGCACGTTCTTTTTCTTTTAGAACAGATGGAAAACCTCTTTTGATATATTGTTGCATGTATGAATCTGCACGCCCCATTTTTACTGAAATGGCACGATAATTTAGCCCTTTCTCTTTTATGATTTTATCAATTTTTTGTCTGATCTGTTCTGGTGTGTCCATTATCCTCTCCTTTTTGTAAGTATATAGGCAAAATACTATTTTGTAAAATAGTAACTTTACTATTGACATAATAGTATGATTACTATATTTTTTTTAGAGGAGGTAAAAATGGACGAGTTTTTGGAAAGAATTGAGTTTTTTTTAACCCAGACGGGGATGTCTGCTACAACGCTTGGTTGGCAGGCATTAAAAAATCCAAATTTTGTGTTCGGTTTAAGAAATGGGCGGGGGTGCACAGTTTCTTCAATGAAAAAAGTTGATGATTTTATAAATTTTTACAATCAAGAAAATCAGGAAGAGAAAGCACAAAAAGGTGCTGAAGACAGAACTTGAATTTCATTTAATCAACCGCCGCCGGGTTTTCCGGTCGGCTTTTTTATTAACAAAAAAGAAAGGAAACAAAAAAATGAACAAACGAATTCGGCGCAAAATTAGCGAAAGAAACTTTAACCGGTGATAATAGAAATAAAAAGTAAGGATCTTAAAAAAGGCTGAAATTAATCAGCCCTGTAAGATGCTATAAGCGACGAGTGGGAAAAATCGAATTTGTTCCAAATTTATTTGCTTGTATAGAATATTTTAACAAAATATCTTTTTTTCGATCTTCGGGCATAGTTTCAATCAATGCAACAAGCATATTTTGGATTTCTCTGACTCTCTTATTGATTGCATCTAATTCATTTAAGATTTCATTTTCCATATTATCACCTCCTACTGTGTGAATTTTAAGTTGAAATAAAAAAATAGTCAACATTAAAAGAGGAAAGAAAAAAATATGACAGAACACACGCTGCAATCGCAAATTGTCCGCATTCTCCGGGGTGCCGGGTTTATCACCATCGACGGCGATGTGATGTCTGCACTCAGGTATCTGTCGGCGCGTGACAACCGGCGTTTTCTCTTTATCAACCAGCATAATCGAATGGGCTACACCAAAGGACAGCCGGACTTGATTGTCTTGCTGCCCAAAGGGCGTGTTTTGCTCGTTGAGATGAAAAACGGCAAACTCGGACGGCAGCGTTTGGAACAAAAGAAATTTCAAACCGAAACGGAGGCAATGGGGCACGATTACCGCGTCTGGCGGTCGGTTGAGGATGCCGTTGCCTTTGTCAGCAAAGAAAGGGGGAAATTGTGAATCAGGCGGAAAAATTATTCGGGAAAAGTAAAACCGACAAATGGGTGAGGGAAGCCCTAAAGCAGCACCCGCTGATGACGGATGAACAGCTTCTGAAATTTGAAAAAGCCGTATTGGAGATTGCCGCTCATGAGCGTGGCAACCGGCGCAAAGCTCAACAATTGATAACCCGGGTACTCGTACCCGAAAAAATGAGGAGAGGGATATGAAAAAAGTATTGACAATCCAAAAGATGGCGGAATATACTGAAAGCCTAAAAACAAGTTTACGCGGCTTTCGCACCCGTCAGATATGCGATTTTTTTGTATTTGCCTATGGGCGGATGAGAGCCGAAAATATATCGAATATCGGCCAAAGCATTCGTAAACTTGCTTTTAGTGAGTCCGCCCGCCACTCAATCTTGTCGGGCTTTCTAAAGAAAGTTTACGAAATGACAAATACAATCATCAATACAACTGAATCCACATTACAATCCCTCTATCGTTATTATAGCGAAATGGCTAAAACTTGGTACAAGGGAAATTACACCATTGATCAAGAAACCATTTACGGCGAGGTTTTTAACACGCTGGAGAACGCTTTAATCAAACTTCCGATACAAGGTCCGGAAGACCGAAAAATAAAACTAGCTCTTTTGCAGGACATCATTAAAAGCCCGTTGCTTGACAACAACAATCAGATACACCCGGAGAACGACTCGGGTGCTATGCTGGCTTTAACTTTGTGCGAACAGCTGGCAGGGGAGTAGGGAAGATGCAGAATAAATTCGCTTTTTTTGCTAATTTTGCAGAAACAATCCGACAGACATTGCCACCGGAAAAGCAACCGGAGGCATACCGGGCAATTTGCGAGTTTGGGATATATGGAGAGTTGCCGGAGGATCCAATGTTAAAAGCTATGTGCTTAATGGCTAAATCCAGTATATATAATAAAGGCGGTGCGCCGGAAGGTAATAAAAATGCGTTAAAAAAACAACCTAAAAATCAACCTGTAAACAACCCAGAAACAACCGAAAACAACCCAGAAACAACCCCTTTAGAAGCAGAAACAGAAATAGAAACTGAAACAGGAAACAAGAAACTAGAAACTGAATCTGAAACAGAAACGGAAAAGGGTTGTTTTTTGCAAACAACCTCTGCCGCGCCTGCTTGCTCTGCCGAGAAAGCGAAAGAATATGTTTTTGAGGGGGAAGTTATCAAATTGAAACAAAAAGATTTTGACGACTGGAAGCGAGCATATCCGGATTTGAACATTTATGCCGAATGCGTTGTCCGCGATGGCTGGTTGAAACAACAGCCGGAAAGTGAGCGTAAACGATGGTTTATGTCGACAGCAGCATATTTTGCCAAGCAAAACGATAGGCGGCGACAACAAAATAAAAATTTGGCTGAAAATAACGGTTCAGTTTGGCGAGGAATGACCGATGAGGAATTGGAAGCGAGGTTCTGAGATGGAGAAAAGTTTAGAAATTTTGCAGCATTTACATGAACTTTATTCGGAAAACCCCAGTGAAGAATACGCTCGGAAGTATGCCGAGAGAAACCCTGAAAAACTGGCAGCTTGGGACGCCGCTTTTAAGGCCTATGATTTATCTGATGTGTTGACGGCGATTGACGAATACTGGAACTTCAAAAATAACAAAACCAGTCCCCGGGTTGCCCAGATTTTGGCGATTTTGAACTCTAAAAAAGAGGTCGAGAAAGACAGTTTTTCCGTTGATGCTCAAGCCTCACGGTTTGACGAGAGTAACTGGCGGTATTGGGTGGGGATTGATTTGGCGCGGGCTTTGATGATACGTGGAGGCAATAAAAACCTGCGATTTTGGTACCAAAAAGCCGTTGACGCTATTTTAGCTGAGCGCGTTGACAGGCAGCCGGAAGCCCGGTTTTGGGATTATGGCCGGAAAGTCAAAGAGTGCTTTGAACGCGGCTTTTTTGATGATGTCGACGAGATTGCCGAGAATATTCGTCAACGGGAGATTTTTGGTAAAGGAAACGCAATGCCGTCATCCGTGAAAGAAAGCGGCAATTGGTTGGCTTCACATTGGAAGGCAGGTGCGTGATGGTTGATTATATAAACAAACAAGATTGTGAATGTTTGGGGTTCATCCGTCTTCAGGATGGAACGTTATATCGGCAGAGTGTACTTGAGAAATATAAATCCAAAGGTTGGTTATCTTTTGGGAATTCCAGATATTCTGAGGATGATCGTATGAAAGCAGGCTGCCGGATTGCTCAAGATTATTATCACGGCCGTTTTGTAGCTGAAGGTATCATTGATTACACCAAGCCCCGGGTCGATAATTCTGTGCGCAATGAATTGTCTCCGGCTGTTTTGGATGCGCGTACGAGATTTATCAAAGCAATATCGTGTCTGGATAAGAAGCAGTCTTTTGTTATTAGGCAGATATGTTGTGAAAATGCGCCGATAAAAATTCCCAACATCCGAAAAGACCAGTACATCCATGATTTGGAATTGTTGAAAGAAACCGTTTGCCGCGGATTGGATTGTCTGATTGAACACTACTGGGGAAAACTCAAAGTTCCCCGACCGCAGATTGTTGGGATGGCAACTGTTGGTTTTTGGGATGATATTGAAAATTATTATAAGGAGATGAGAAAATAACTGATTCTTTAGCCGTTTGTCAGGTCGTTTTTTGAAAGCGGTATCAATTGGAAAGTGCCGGGAAAACTCTTTTCAATGTTACATTTCCCATCTCTTTATCTGTAAGATCAAATATGCAGATTCTTTCATTGTCCGCAATTGAATGTAGTAAAACATCTCTATGTTTCGATTTTGGGGTTATGTTTTGTTCAAAATCATAGGATGCTAAAGTTGATGTAATTGTATCAGGAAAACGAATTATATTGTCAAAAGAAAGTTTTTGAGGATAAATAAATAATGCATTTTCAAGAGGTATATCCATATTTTTATCTAATTGTGTGTAAAATATATGAGTATTATGCCGCCTTTTTCCTATTTTTTGTGTATAAAGAATGCGGGTTAACTCGAAAATAACTCCTTGTTTAAATAAGGTGGCAGGGTCTCTGTCTGATATCCAGTTAATTTCTCTTGCTCCATAACTGATTGCTAAAAACTCCATAATTTCTGTTGTCAGTGAAGCTATAAGGACAAATCCTTTTATAAAATTAAGGTCAGGTTTTTTCTTTTTTAGATAGGCGTTTATTTTTTCTAAATTTTTTATATCATGAAGCAATCTATTGTTAGGGCATTGGGCTAGAATAATTTTGCATTTATTTATATAGTCATTTATTGAATCCTTAAATTTTTGTATGTCAACACAGTTTTTATTTCTTATAACATAACTGATTGTAAAAATAAGTTTTTGTTGTTTTATGTAGTTTATCATTTGTGGAGGGATATTTTTTTTGTGTTTAATATCCCTTTTCATTATTTTTTCTATTTCTGAGGAGATGAAAAGTAATTCTTCGGGGTATGGACAAATGGAAAAACTTAAAACGTCGTTTGGTTTATTGTTATCATGGATACAGTAATCGCTAATAATTGCTAATCTAGAAGGATGTTGGGTAAATTGTTTTATATATTGGTTCCATTTTTCCTTTAATTCCGGAAATTTCGAAAGGGTAGTTTTTTTATTCATTACTGCTTCTCCTGCCAAATTATTATTTATTTCATCTAAAATGTAAAGAATATGAGAAAAAATAATAGTGAATTTATCTGCTCTTTTTTATAAATAAGCTTCTTTTATACTCCATTTGACTAATATTAATAATTAGTATATAAACAAAATTAACCATCAAAAATAGTGGCGAGCATATGATGAAAAGACTATTGACTATTGTTTTCTTCTTTTTCGTTGTTTTGTTATCTTTTGACTGTTTTGCGGTGTGGGTGAAAGGATATTATCGGAAAGACGGGACTTATGTGTTACCGCATTACCGGTCTGCGCCGCATAGCGGAGGCGGTTACGGTGGCGGGTATTATGCATTGCCTGCCGCAGCAGCGACCGGAACGATGGCAGCTTCTTCGGCATCGTCAGAAACGATACCACACGAAAAATTGGAAGCGACTCCGGCACAAAATAGTGCATTGAACCAAAAGTGGCTGGAATATTATAAATCCGCGGCAATGATTGTCGGAGATTTGTCAAATTTGGGAAAAGTGGAGTATATTTGCAAATTTCAGGAAACCACTCCTTTATGGGAGACGGTGGAAACGGATTATTCCTTTTGCCATGACCGGGGGTGTTTTGTTGAGAAAATCACTCGGGATTATGTTTGGAAAGAACTTAACCGGAAAATTGACAATATCTATAATTATTTGAAAAAAGCGGAGGGAGAATAATGAAGAAAATTTTGTTTTTGTTGGTATTTTGGGGTTTTCCAGTAATGGCCTGGGATGGTTATGATTACTCTAACGGAACCTATGTTGAAATTGATAAAGGCAATTTGGTTCGGGAAGGTGAAGATATAGAAATTTATGATTATAACGCCGGAGAATATCGAAATGTTGAAGTTCAAAACATTGACAGATACGGCAGCTTGATAGAAGTTGAAATTTATGATTATGACTCGGGTGAATATCGTACTTTGGAAATGGATGATTAAGATGAAGAAAATTTGTTTGATTTTAGTGGTTTTATTGGCGACGGCGGAAAATGCGTGGGCAGAAAATTTTGTCAATACTGTGGGCGCTGAATGTGGAAGAGTGTTATTTATTATGGAAAATTACGATTATCCGGATATGTATCCGGCTATTGTGAAGAGAAATACTCAATTTGACGCTTTAGAAAAATGCCTTAGTTTGTATAAGCAAAATGGCGGAGATATTCAAGAATTGAATATAAGATATCATACAGCAACAGCAATAGCAGGGTGTGCATTGATGACTTGTCTTGAGAAAAATGCATCGTCAGAATCATCTTCTAAAGATTGTACTAATAAACAGCAAGCTGTTTTTAATAATGTGATGAGATTGAACAAGTGTGATGCCTATGATACCTATAAACAAGATTATCCTAATTGTTTTATGATTTCAATATTGAAAATTTTATGTGAAACAAGTCAGACAGAACAAAAGTAATTGACATTTGAATTGTTATGTTCATTATTATAAACGAGCGGAGGCTCCAGACGGTGAAAGGTCTGTTACGACGTGCGGAAGACGCAACCCGAAAGATTGTGTTTTTTTTATACTTAAATTATTGTGGAGAGGGTGGCGATATATTTGAATAAGCCCACGTGTCACGTTGCACGCTTTCAACCTCTCCACGCCATAAATTTGTGAAAGGAAACAACGTGATGGAAAAATCAATAGAAGAATTGCAAACGGAAAACGAGCTTTTGAGAGCGACGTTAGCTTTGGTTATGGAGAAGCTGAAGGAATTGAGCGAGTTGTTGAACGGAGACTGCCATGAATAATGCAGTTTCATGATCATAATATTCAAACTATTGAGCGAACCGGGGCTTTGGGGATGTTCAAAATGATACTTGACAAGTTTTCGAAAACTTTGTATGATTTTATTCATAATCGGCAACTGAACCTAAAGGTTGTCACAGTTTACCTTTTCAGTTGTTGATTGAGAACATCCTGACGGTCGTTTCTTGACGGCCGTTTTTTTATGGCAACAATCCGGTACCAATCGGAAAATTGCCGAAACCGCAGCTTCGTTTTGCTGCTTTTCTTTCCCGATGCCATGGCATCTCCCCTCTGTTCACGGCATCGGGTTTTTTTATTTTCCCGGGAGCGGTTTTCTGTTTCCTTAGCCGCTCTTCGGGGATTTTTTTTGAGATTTTCGGAGTAAAAAAAGATGAACCGGGGTGATGAGAAAAATGGAAAAAAAGTCAAAAAACAAAAACGGAAAGGAGAAGAAGAAAACCGCTAAAAAAAGTGAAAATAAAGGCGGTCGGCCGTCAAGCGTTACTCCCGAAACCCTCGCCAAACTGGAACAGGCTTTTTCTCTAGGGTGCAGTGACCTAGAGGCTTGTATTTACGCGGATGTTTCTCCATCAATTTTGTACCGTTTTCAAGAGAAAAATCCTGAGTTTCGGGAGCGAAAAGAAATGTTGAAACAAAAGCTTGTTTTGAAAGCGCGGACTGTTGTTGCCGAGGCTTTGAAAAATAAGGACGAAAATACCGCCAAATGGTATTTGGAGAGAAAAGCACGGGACGAGTTTGCCGCCAAACAGGAGGTGGCTGTTGGAAATCTGGAAAGTTCACCGTTTAAGATTGAAATTGTCGACTGATGTATTGTTATAAGAAATTCAAACCGCTTTTTGAGATGGAAAGCGGGCGCTTTGACACGTTTGCCCTGACCGGCGGGCGCGGCTCCATGAAGACCGGACACGCGGTGCGCGCGGTAATGGTTGAGATGATGAAGCGGCGTCTCAGGGTGGTTTGTTTTCGCGAAACAAAAACCAGCCAAAAAGATTCGCTGATTAATGAGTTCAAAGAGCTGATCGACGGCGAGTTTAAGGGGCGCGGATTTGTTTCTAACACGGAAACGATAAAAAATGTTTTAACCGGGGCGACGGTTACTTTTCTCGGCCTTCGCGACGCCAACGAGAATGCCCGCGAGGCGATCAAGGGGCTGGCACAGGTCGATATCTGGCTGGTTGACGAGGCGCAGGCGGTGTCTGCCGGCGTGTGGGATGTTTTATTAAAAACTATCCGCAAAGAAGATGCCAAACTGATCGTCATCTACAACAGGATTGACGACGATTTGCCGGTCGAGAAAGCGCTTTTTCTCGATTATTACAACAAAACGGCGCCGGAAAAGACCTATTTTGTCGAAGTGAACTATCCCGAGCTTGAACACACGGGGCTGCTTTCCGATAAATTCATCGGATACGCCGAGCTGGTTAAGAAAAACAAACCGGACGAGTTCGAGCGGGATTATTTGAACAAGCCGCGCGGAGCAAACGTGGCGCGGGTGGTTAAATACTGGAGCGCGGAGAACATTGTTGAGAATATACGCTATTTTGAGGAATATGACATATACTGGAGCCTTGATTTCAACGTTAACCCGGCAATGTCGGTTTTGGCGCATTATGACAAAAAGAATTTTTTCGTGTTCGACGAAATCGTCTTAAACAACGTGATTACGCAGGATGTTGTCGATGAGTTCATCAGCCGCTATCCGCCGGACAAGGTCAAAGGCGTAGTACAGATTTGCGGGGACGCCAGCGGCAAATATCGCAAGACGCAAAGCCGCTATTCCGACTACGCGATTATTCAAAACACGCTGAGCCGGGCGAATTATCAGACGAATTTCAACCTTCGCCGGTTTAACCCGCCGATATTAAACCGGATCAACGCTTTTAACCGGCAGGTTTTTGATGTGGAAGGGAAAAGGCATTTTTTCGTTCACCCGCGTTGCAGGTGGTTGATCTACAATATGAGAAAGCTTTGTTTTAAGCCCGGAAGTTCAATTGTCGATGCGCCGACCCCGGCGGAGGTGGAAGAAGACGAGGACAAGCTTTATTTAGGCCATATTTTTGATGCGGCCAGCTACATGGTGGAATATTTCAAACCAGTTGTGAGGGAATAAGATGTTTGAATTTTTGGTGGAGAAAGAAACGGAAGCACGCAAGCTCTCGGAGGCAGAGGCATCCAGAGTTGCCGCCGACGTTGGGGATTTGTGGAAAGACTGGGACGAGGCACGTTCCAAGCAAAAGGCGATTGCCGAAAAACTGCGTCCGGAAATCTATCTTGATGACCGACCGGCCAAAGACCGAGGCGAGGGAAACTGGAAGTCTGACGTTCATTTGAACAAAATATACTCGCTCTCGCAGACGCAGCAGGCTTTTATCTGGGACAATATTTATTCCAACAACGAAAAGCTGTTTGACGTGGCGGGTAAAGACGACGATTCCGGTGAGCTGGCCAGCTTGCAGAAGGCAAATCTTGTCAATATCTTCTACCAGATAGGTATTCAGCGCAAGCTTGACCGAGCGATTGAATATCTGCTTTCGGTCGGCGAGTTTTGTCTGTTTATCGGCTGGAAAACCAAATACCGGCAGATCCGCCGGCGGATGACTTTGGCCGAAGCGTTGCAGCAAAAGGGGCTGGAAGCGCTTTTTGCCGGTCAAAATTACGGGATATTTAATGAAGAAGTATACAACGGGCCGTCGGTTGAGCCGATAGACCCGATGAATTTGACTTTTGATCCGAAAATTAATCCTGAAGACAGCGAGAAGTGGGACGAATGCGGAAAGATTGTCAAAGAGTGGTTGACCTATGATGAGATTGCCTCAAACAAATTCTACAAATTAAGCCGGCAGCAGCTTTCCGACATTAAGACGATGCTTGATAAGAAGTCGGTTGAGGAAGATGACACTGAAACCGAAAAAGCGGACGATGTTTTGCAGGAAAACCGGATTGAGGTTCTTTCCTACTGGGGAAACTACACGCTTGACGACGGGACGATTTTAAGAAACTGGAGCATTGTTGTTGTCGGGCGGAAATATCTGGCTGTTTTTGAACACAACCGCTTTATCGTCAACCCGCTGGTTAATATGGCCATCTTCCGCGACTACGAATCAAAACGGGGAATTCCGGAAATATGGTCAATCTATGACATAGCCAAAGAACAGGAAAACAAAGTCAATCTGCAAAATGATGCGCAGGCCTTGAATTTGAACCCGCCGGCATACGCGCCGCAGGGCTTTTTTGTTAAAAACGAGATAAAACTTGCGCCCGGCAAACAGATTGAATACAAGCCCGGGCTCGACGATCCGTCGGCGCTGATCAAAATGCAATTCCCGCTGATTTCAAATGAGCAGATCATTGAGTATTACGACAGTACGGCATCGACGGTTTCCGGCATTTTTCCCAATATGCAGGGGCAGGACGAGGCCAAAGACGCGACCGCAACTGAAATACAGGTAAAAGTGCAGGGGCAGACGACGAGGCTTGCCAAAACGCTGGACGCCATCAAGCAAAACGGCATTGTACCGATGGTGGAAAAAGTAGCGGCGCTTGACGCCAATATGAAATTCGGCAATGAGGTTGTTTATGTTGAAAACGACGGCATGAAGACGGCAGTTGTCATCGGCGACACCGTGCGCCAGGGCAATTATGAGTATCGCTATACCGATAACACCGGCATTCAGCGCAAACTTGCCAAAAATCAGGAGTTGATCCAACTTTTGGGCAATGTCTGGAATGATCAGGCGGTTCCGCTCAATAAAGTGGAAATCGTCAAGGATATTCTGGCAAATGCCGAATTTGAAAATGTGGACAAATACTTTTTAACACAAAACACGGCCATGCTGCCACAGCTTGCGGGAAACGCGCAACCGTTGCCGGCGGCCGGTCTTGAAACCCAAGAGGTGACAAATGGACAAGCAAACGGAATTGATACGCTTGCGTGATGCGTTGGCAACAAAAGACGGGCAGCTTATTCTGGCGGAATGCCACCGGTATATGGTTGAAACCGCCTGCCGGGTCAATGCGCCGGCCGAATGGGTTAAAGGCATGGGACTTCTTATCGGGCATCTTGAGAAAGCGCCCGAAGAATGTCGCATGAAATTTGAAAAACAATAAAGAGCCTTAAATAAAGGTTCTTTTTTTTATGGAGAAGAAAGAAAATGACCGAAGAAACCACACCCGAGGAGAATTTGACGACCGATACTTCCGCAGCCGAAAATGCGGCTTCCGACACCGCGGCAATCACAACTGCGCCGGAAACGACGGAAACGGAACCGGAAACCGAAGAAACTGAGGCGGAAGAAAGCGGCGAAGAAGAAACTCCGCAGCTTTATGCGGGGAAATATAAATCTGTTGAGGAACTTGAAAAAGCTTATAAGGAAAGCGAGAAATTCGTTGCACGAGCCAAAGAGTATGAAAAGCAGCTGAAGGCTTACCGTGAGGCGGAAGAAGCATCAAAAGCCGAGCGAGAGGCTGAGGCAAAGCGCGCAGGATTTTCCGATGACGCCTCAAGACAGTTTGTTTTTGAGGTAAAAAACCGAGAGTTCATGCAATACGTACGTGCGCTTGAAACGCTTGACGGCGAGGCAAAAGCTAAAGCCGCGGCGGCGCTCTCCCGCTATCAATACACAGTGAACCCAAAGGATCTGGAAACGGCGCAAAGCTTTTTTCCGCCGATGGTGATTGCTGAGATTGCCAAGGATACCGCTTTGTTTGAAGAAGAACGCGCGAAAGTTCATGAAAGTGAACGAATGACGCGCAAGCTCTCCGAAAGCAAGGCAAGACTTGAAGCTTTTGCCAAGGAAAGCGGCGACTGGCTGAACGCAAAGGAAAGACAGGAGATTGTGGCTTTGGCTATCAACCTGACCGGCGGTGAAGCGGATTTGTCGGAGGTTAAAAGGCTGATCGACATGGCGGAGAAAGCTGCCGTTGACCGTTATATTGCAGAAAGCAAAGCCGCTGCCGAAAACCGGGAAATGCAGGGAAGCCTGACCGCGCCTAATAACAATGCGCCTGCGGCAAAAGGCGAAACGTGGCTGACCCGTGAGGATTATAATAATTTGAGCGAGGCCGAGTTCGATAAACAGTACGATAAGATTGCGCGGCAGATTGAGCTTGAAAAGGCCGGCAAGCTGCCGCGAATGCTTACTTTGTAATTAATGAATTTTAATTTTACACCGTCTTTTGGCGGTATTTTTTTAGGAGTAAAGAAAAATGTCAGCAAATGCAGAGACGCTTGAAAGACAGGCCGCAAAACTCATTCCCGAGCTGTGGTCTTTGTCTTTGAACAAAAAGCTGGATAAATCCGGCGTTGGCATGAAAATTGTCAATAAAATTTATGAAAAAGACATCAAAAACTATGGTGATACGGTTCATATCGGGGAAATCGGCGATGTTACCATCTCTGATTATTCAGAGGATGAATCCGATGGTGGCGTAACCTATCAACGGGTGGATGCAACCAGCCAGGACTTGAAGATCGATCAGAGCAAATCTTTCGGTATTTTCTTGTCCGACATCACGCAAAAACAGTCGAATATCAAAGATTTGCAGGCAAAGTTTGAGGCCAGAGCCAAAACGGCCGTCGATTTGGTTAAAGACACTTTTATTCTGTCGGCTTTTTCGGAAATTCCGGCGGAAAACAAAAAGGGGACGGATACGGCAATCACGCTGACCAAAGATAACGCTTATCAGGTGTTGGTCTGGCTTGCCAAGACCTTGAAAAACAACAACGCCGTTCAGACCAAAAATGACCAGGTGTTCAAGTCGAACCAGGCGGCGGGCGAGGCAATGCCCTATGTGGTCATCAATCCGGACGTGGAAGCGATTTTAATCCAGTCGCCGGATTTTATCCACGCAACCAACGCCGGCGACCGTGTTTTGCGCGAAGGTTCCATCGGCACCATTGCCGGGCTTGATGTACTGGTTTCAACCAACCTGCCGACGACCACTGGCAAAGTCAACATCATGGCCGGGATCAACACCGCGATCGCCTATGCCGGGAATATCTCGAAAATTGAGGCGATGCGCGACAACAAATTTTTCGGCGACAACGTGCGAGGCTTGTATGTTTATGGTAAAAAGGTCGTTTTGCCGAAAGCCTTGGCCGGCGTGGTCGTTGATGTGTCGGCGGCTGATAATATTGATAGCAAGGCCGGTGGCGGCAGTTAGTCGTAAAATGATGTGAGGGGGGAGGTTTTCCTCCCCTTTTGATTTTATTTTTTTGGAGAAAAAGCGATGGATGAAACGGATATGTCAAAAAAGATACTCGGCAGCCAGACGGATAATGAGCCGGAAGAAAAAAAGACGGCGAACTGGCTGGCGGACAATGTAATCTGGTATGTTTCCAAAAAAGGCTGCGGAACTTCCGTTTTTCGCGGTCCGATGGCGGAAGCACTGATGAACGGAGAGGACAAAAAAAAGGCCAAAAACGGCGTTAAGCGTATTGAAAGCGTAACCGGTTTTGTTTTTGCCCGCAAATAGAAAAGTGAGGAAAAATGAGGAATTTTCAGCAGATTGTCAAAGACGTTTCCAACCTTAAATGGTCGACGGTCGTTCTGGAAGAGGCATTTGCCGAGGTCGAGGACAACGTCAAACTGGCAGTACGCCAAGCAAATTCTTATATCTTCGGGTTAAAAGATTTTCCTTTTCGCATAAAAAAAGGCGGATTGACCACCAAGGACAGCGCTTTTCCGGCGCCAAACGGCGATATTTTGCAAATGTGGATGCAAGACGGCGGACGGTATTTGCAAAAAATCGCGCCGGAAGACGGCGATCTGCTGGATGTGTCTAAAACCGGCCGTCCGGAACTTTACTGGGCGGATTTCGGCGATAACGGGGCGGTTGTGCATTTGTGGCCGGTGCCTGACCGGAAATATGCCTTTTTTTACCGCTACGTTAACAATATGAAAGCACGCGACGCGGCCGGCAATGAGAAATTTAACCTTGAAGAGCTGGACGATGTGGTCAACATCCCGGACAACCCGGCGATTGAAGACTTGTTTATGCACTGCCTTTATACCAAGTCGATGGTCTACCTGATTGCTGACGAAACGGACGAAAACTATCAGCCGTATGAGCGGGAGTTCCGGGAGACGTGGTATAATTTGCTGGACGTTGCAGGTATTAAAAGAGCGCCAAAGCTGGTGATATAGCGAAAGATTAAAAGATGGATTTGGCAATACAAAATTTCCGCGGCATACGCAAGGTTAATCCGGTTGTCGATGTTGTGTCGGGTGCGGTACTTTCGGCCGTTACTTGCCGCAATACCGAGCTGCGTTATACCGAAAAAGGCAATAACGTCGGCATATTTACCGCGGCCGGAAACCAGATTGTTTCCGCTTGTCCGAACAAAATCATCGGGCAATGGGAAAGCGTGCAAAACAGGGTGACTTACCGTTTTGTCTATGCCGTTGATGATACTCAAGGCTACATTTACCTGTTTGATGAGGTCGAAGGCACCTATACCGCCTTAAAAAGCGGGCTGACCGTAACCGGCGCGGCCAACGCGATCACAATAGCCAACGGGTTTTATGACTGGTTTGTTTTTTCAAACGGGGTTGATCCGTATATTGCGATCAATATGCAGCAGAAGAGCGAAAACAACCGGGTTAAGGAAATTGACGCAAAAGATGCTGAGGAAAGAACCATCCGCGGGCTTTGTCTGGAATCTTACGACGGGCGGCTGGTAACCAACTGCCAGAACCGCGTGCACTGGTCAAAAACACAGGATATTTTTACTTGGGGAACATCCGATCCCGATTTGACGACAGAACCGGCCTATCAGGAGCTTGATCGGGATGTGACGGCAATGGCGTATTATAACAATTCGTTGATTGTCTTTACCGACAGCTATTCGGTTGCTTATACCGGAAATCCCGGCGATGCGACGTCGTTCCAACGCAGCGGGGCGTCTGGCGGCGGGTGCGCAAGTTTTAAGTCGGTGATCAAATTTGACAACAAACTGTTTTATTTTGACGCAAAGGCCAAAAATGTTTTTGCCTATTATCTGATCGACGTCGGGCAGACAAGACCGACAAACGGGCTGGCGGACAATGTGATAGAGTTTTTTTCTTCAATTGATGCAACCCGTCTTGATGAGATCGAAACGGTCAGTTTTGTTGACGGCGATCGTTCGGAAATTTGGTTTAAGCTGCCGTACTTAAACGGCGACAGGATTCTGATTTACGATTATCTGAAGTCGGAATGGGTGGAGCGGCAGGCCGAAGACAACATCCGGGCATTGATGCCGACGGGCAGCGTTTTTTATTCCGCAAGCGGCAAAAATATCCTGCGCGAATATCAGACGTCGAATTTTGCCGGCGAATTTATCGGCGCCGAATATCTGGCAAATATTATCAATGTGGGCTCCGACAGCAATATGAAGGTGCCTAAGATGCCGCTGATTTTGACGCTTGATTTTAATCAGGAAAACGATTTTTTCATTGAGTTGACCTATGACGATAACCCGGAAAGAAAACAGACCAAAAGGGTGGTTAAAACTTCCGAAGGGTATTTGATTTGGGCTTTAAGCTCGGACGATGAAAACGGCGGCTTGTGGGCAAAAGATAAAAACGACGCGGCCGGCGGAATGTGGTTTGACAAGAATCGTAATACGGTGATGTTCAACCTTGCTGGTTTAAGGCATTTCAAACAGTTGCAGATAAGAATTTACACCAGCGAGGTTGGGCAGGAGTTCGGTATTAAGCGGCTGGAGCTGAAACGTGTTAAGGTTAAGACAAAGACGCTGGGGTAAAAGATGGTTTTTCTGGTTGGCAAGGAAAGTCCTTTTTTTGATAGGGAAGAAGCGTGCCGGGGCTTTGAGAAAAACAAAGAAAATCTCGACGATGTCAACGGTTTTGAACGGTTAATCAAAGATAGCCGTTTTTTTAACGTTTACGATAAAGACGGTTATATCGGGTCGGTTTTTGTTTATCAAAGCGAGGCCGATGACTTTTTTTATCTGGGTGGATATGCTAAGCGCAAAAAACATCGCGAATGCGTGGACGCAGTTCGACAGGCGGCGGATATGTTCCCTGTCGTTTATGCCGACACAAGGCACTTAAACGCCGTTATCTGCCTGAAAAAGGCAGGTTTTGAATGGGTGGACAGAAAAAAGAAACTTTTAAGGAGATTACAAAAATGAGTTCCGGAAACAAAACAAAATCACAAAC